CTCAAATTTATTCCAAACATGCGCTCTAATATCCTAATTGTTGCATGTTCGCTAACTATTAGTTTATTATTACGTGATAGTTCATTTATCTTTGTTTGTACGTCGAGTATTTCATTTTTGATTGAGTTATAGCGATGCTGACAATCTGTTAATTCTGTTTTGACAACGCTTTGCTTCGCTTTTAATTTTTGTAATTGAGTTTGATATTTCTTTAGAGTATTACTATTCATAATTCGCCTAATTCCTCTACATAAATCAGTATATTACGTCAATGCTCAGCATTACATAACCATCCCTCAAATACTCAGCATCATCTAAAATGTGAGAGACAATAACGCTACATTGATTGCCAGTTCGATTACCTAGCTCATCAATCTCATGCAACTTTAGAATATCTCCGACTTTGTAATTTCGGTCGTTGTAGCGTATTTCAGCCTTTTTTATGTCTTTTACAACATCCATAAAATACTCTGATTTAATTTTTAGTTCGTGTGTAGTCATGATTATTTCCTTTTAATTACAGCTTTTACTGGTTCGACCATACAGTTATCAGCAAACACTTCTCCTTGACCGCTAATAAGATTGATTGCGCATCCGTTAGTTATTTCGTGTACACCTTTAGATGAGCATTTGAAAACAAACGACAGAATAATCGGGTCTAATTCAATCTTCATATAAAGCTCGTTATCAAACAAGAAAACATAACCATAGTCGATATGTTGAAATTCGATTTTGCCGTGGTTAAATACGGATTCATCAATTTGCATAATTATTCCCATAAAGTATCTACGCTAAATAATCAGCGCAGATAGTTGTAATAAATTAATAGAATAGAGGGGGTGCTCGGCAGCTATTAGTGATTAACCGCCAAGATAGTTGATTTAACTAATTGATTTAAAATGGGATGTTGTCATCAAATGTATCTTGATGCTGTGTTGTTGTTTGTTGCTGTTGTTTTTGTTGTGTCTGGCTAGCGTTATTATTGTCACGACTACCCAAAATTTGCAATGTACCACCTATTGGGTTGACTACAACTTCAGTTGTATAATGATCGTTACCTGATTGATCTTGCCATTTTCTTGTTTGTAATTGACCTTCAATATACACTTGAGCGCCTTTTTTGACGTACTCGTTAGCAATTTCGGCTAATTTACCGAATATAACAACTCTATGCCATTCAGTGCGATCTTTTTGCTCGCCAGTTTGTTTATCTTTCCAAGTTTCTGACGTTGCTAAACTAAGATTAGCAACTGCATTACCATTAGACATGTAACGAACTTCTGGGTCTTGACCTAAATTGCCTACTAAAATTACACGATTAACTCCACGTGCCATTTTTATTCCTCGCTATTAATTTATTTGATAGTTTATCTTCATGGCGATGTAAACGAGCATGAGCAGACCTAGTCATTAACGCTAGATTATTAATGTCGTTATTTGTTTTATCACCATCTATATGATGAATACATTCATCTTCGAGTAATTTTCTTCCTAATCGATTTTCAAAAACAATAACATGCAAAAGCCGCCCCTTGTTTTCTCCTCGTGTTATTTCATAATAACCACTTGGTTTTAAGGAAATTCCTTTAGCATTTGTTTCTGCATTTTTAAGTCTTGCTTTTGACATGTTCTTCTTCCATTCGTCTGTAAAAGTACGAGTTATACCTTTATTTGCTGAAAGCCTTCCATTTTTAGCAGCTAAACGAACTCCATCAGCTCTAGACCTAAGAATGTTTGATTTTTTTAAATGATGTCTTATGGTGCTTTGTGGCGTGTGTAATATAACTGATACTTGAGGGATACTTAAACCTTGTTTATATAATGAGATTAGATTCTCTTTGTCCATTCAACCTCCACTAAAATAACTTTATTTATTCCACGCGCCATTTTCTTGCTCCAGTTTTGTTTTATCAACGTCAAAATTATTATTTATTAACTCCAACACAGAACCCAGCATTGATTTTTCCATATCTGTTGATGTGTCTATCCCCTCAGCCTTAAAATAAACGTTTTCATCTTCTCGTTCTTCTATTGTTAGAATAATCATAATCACCCCTTTTATTTAACTTTGCTCCAGCTCTTTTAAATTTTCATCAATTTGTTGCTGTATTTTTTTCAATTTTAATTTTTACCGCTTTAACCCCGTTTGTTGGGGTATGTCAGATGACATCCCCCGGCTTTAAATTTCTCCACTCATCATCTGTAATCATTACTGACCTCCTTTAAATCAGTTTCTGGTACTAGTTGAATGCTAATAAACCCGTCTATAAAAACGGGGATGTGATACCACGGGCACATAACGCCCGATTCATCATATGCATAATAAATATCATTATTTGCGATTTCTGTTTTCATGCCGTTATATAAAACAGGGTCGAATAAACTAAATTTTGGTATCGGTAAATCAACGTCATATACTTTTTCGCTCACTTAAACCTCGCTTATAATTAACTATTACATTCCCGCACTTAAATGGCACAATCAGAATTAAACACGTATCAAAATTACAACCACCTGTTGGCTTTTCGCCGTTCGGTAACAAATATTGATAACGTCCATTCGGAACATAAATAATACAGTTTTGTCCGTGTATATTATCTTGCCATGCTTTTGTTGCAGGAGTGTATGGCAGGACCATTAACACTTGCTGACTCCATTTGTTAACTTGTTCTACTGCTTTTTGGAAAAACTCCCATTTCCGTGAAAAAGGAGGGTTGCAAAATGAGGTGATACTTGGGTTACTAGCTAAAAACCATAAATTACTCTCTAACGCATTGTTAGATTCAGTTATATAACAAGTTGCGCTATTTATTTTCACATCTTCACTTGAGCAACATACATCAGTACCAAAGCCTTTTATGTTAAGCAGTGTTAACGCATCATTGATCAATAATTCTGACGTTCGCCAATAATCCTTGTTTTGCTTCTCTGTTTGTGATTTGTTTAGAATAGCCATTTTAAAACTCTCTGATGTAGTAATTTGGTGGGTGTCGCTCTGTCGCCAACGGCGCGACTACCGTCTGTCAAACAATACGGCTTGTATATTTCAAACTAGTGCGCTAACTGAAGGAGGACGGGTCTCTGCTAACACTAATCATCAACGCATATACCAGACGCAATCCGTTAACTTACTGTTATGCCAAGCTTCTTATTTAAATCTTCAACAACAACGGCAGGTAAATTGTCTTTAATAACATTCGCTTGTATACCGTCTAAAAAGTTGACAGATTCAGGCCATATCTCTTGTAATTTTTTGAGAGTTGCACAGCTATTTAAGATAGCCATAATTTCATGCTCTAAATCATTTTTTTGTTTTTCTAGATATTTGAACTGATTCTGTAATGACAAAAATCGTTTTGAAAACTCATGATCAACAGTGTACATTGGGTACTCTTTTAATTCATAAAAAGCACGTTCAGGCGGTAATGTTAGACATGCGCTTAACCCGTTAAAATAACATCTCACGTGGTTGTAAGTGTAAAAAACACTACCTCTATCAAATGGCAGCTCTTTAACGCGAGCTTTTATTTCATCCGCTTCTTTGAGTTGCTCAGCAGTTACGTTATCGTTATAAACGTCAAGTGCCAATTTAGATAAATTTTCATTTGCTATTTCTAGCTCTTTAGTTACTGGTGATTGTTCAATTGCATTTTTACAAATTTGTTCTTTGATAGTTTTAGTTAATCTAGTCATAATTATTCCTAATAAAATCGTCACTTGGACGGCTAATCTTTTTTAATAAACTCTGGAACATGATTTTTTACAAAATCAATAAACGACGAAGCCATTTCATGCACATCTGCTCCCATATTGTCATATCTATAGAATGAAACAGGTAGAAATGATTTAATCAAATAAACATCTTGATTGGCTGGTTTATAGCATTGAAATAGGTTGTATGTGAATTTATCGCAATCAAACCAGTCTAGATAACAACGCCATTGCATACTATCGATATAGCTTTCAGCATCTGCTCGTGATGTCAATTTATGATCGAATATTTCATTGATTTTGATTGCATCAACTACACCAACAAAAGTAACTGGCTCACCATTAATGGTGGTTTGCTTTTCTAGTTTAAATTCCTTAGCTTCTGGTAAAGCAATTTCGCAGTCTAAACCCGATAAATCAAACTTAAATCCGTCCTGTTCTACAATAGCTAGCTCATCATTATATTTAGCGGTTTCAAGCACCTTGTGAAATGCCGAACCTGCCAGCATTGCTTCGGTCGGCGGAGTTCGTTTTAATAAAAAATCAATCATATTGTCAATAGTTGATTCATCATTCAACAACCATCGGCGATACGATTCTAGTTGTGTAGCCGATATTCTTATCATGCGGCAACCTCGAATAACTTATTTTCTTTGTTGAATACAAGACCTTTTGATGTTGCAACATCAATCAGTATTTTTTTATCCAGAGGCTTGGATTGCTTCATTTCTTCTAGTTGAGAGTTAAACTCATCAACATCATTCAATGTAAACAAATGCGCCTTTAACTTTTCAAGACGCTCATTTTCAGCTTTTGCTTGTTCGGATTTTTCATTGAGTTTATCTTTGATACGTGTGATTACATCTTCTAAAAAATTAGGAGCTTCCACAAAATTAGGAATTACAATTACTTCCAACTGTGCAGGATTTTTACCAAACCCTGATGAACTTGGGTTAAAATCTAAAATTCGATTACGTTTATCATTAATTTTAATTCTCCCCATTACGTCAGCGACTTTATATATTTCGTTCTTCGATCCACCCTGTATATCAAGGCGTTCCACAATATCTTCGCCACTTTTTTGCTCATCCATATGTGCAAGCAAAATAACATCTTTACCAAACGAGTTAAGCAATTTTAACCAGCCTATAAAACTGGCTTTTAAAGCACCAAAACCCTGTAAAGATAGTTGCCCGCCATAACCTTTAAACTTAGGGTTACCTTTTATTAAATGCGCTTGTAACGCATCTAATGCTCTTCCTGCCGTATCAATAACAATTGTATCGTAGGGCATTAAATCTTGTTCTGTAACACTTTCAACATCATCCCATTCCTGTATGTCCACAACATCTTTTCTAAATTGTGAACGGTACGCTCCTTTGTCAAAATCAAATAATAACGGTTTTTTGGCTGTAAACGCTGTTGATGTTTTCCCCAATCCTGGTTGGGCATATAAGCAGATAGTTAGATTGCTTACTTCAATTGGTTGTTCTGCCTTAATAATTTTTAGAGCCATGTATCACCTCATTTAAATGCGTGTCGCTTTCTTGTTTTTGAACTTGTAAATTAGCTAATTCTGTTAAATCAACCTTGTACGCTTCTGCTATATCAATAATCATTCTTGATTGAATAGGTAGCGAGCTATATATTTCTTCCCACGTCATTATCTTCACTCCGTTGCCACTTCTAACATCCATCGAATCAGCCCAAACAGTCCGCCGAATGTCAAAAAGTAGGTACAAAAAAGGGCGTATACTTGCTCGCCCTTGTTTAGTTTGTAATTAATATTAAATCGGTCTGTGTCATGTACATTACAGCCGACATGGTCAATCGGTATTGTGTTCATTTAGACATCCTCTGGTCGTTCTGTGAGCGAGAGACGCCAATTAATTCCATCAATATTGAAAAATAAGACGCTTCTACAATACTCATTGCTAGAAGCATTCCAGCAACCACCATATTTATCGGCATATGGTTCATTAATGTAAAAATACACTTCGCCATCTTTGTCCATTGCCGCGTATTTCCATTTTTTACTAATTTTTCGCCACATATTGCGCGTAATTGGTAAAGGTGTTGATTGAGGTGCAATGCGGTATTCTGTATTCAATGATACGGAATCAGGGACTGCTCGGCACCAATCAGCGCCGCGCTTATATTCAACTGGCACACCCTGCATTTTTGCTAATAAAACCTGAACAAGGTGTTCTTCATGTTTGTTTTGCGGTGTTAATTCTTCCATTATTCATTCCTCAATTCTTCGAAAAACCAATTTGTTATGTCCTCACAATTTTTATTACTGAGAAATGAATCCCAATCATCCCAGCTCAAACCGTGCTCGTCATATTCAGAGTCTCGACCAATAAAAATTGGTGTTTTCTGTAACAGAACATCCGAGAAATGATGTGCAAATTCTCCGCTAGCCCAGCAAACATTCGCGTCCAGACATGCATTTAACACCAATGCTATTTCGTGCTCAGTTTCACATTTAACATACCAGTCTAGCTGTTGTAATTTTTCAATAATTTTTTTACTAGTCATTGTTTAATCCCCCATAAGTTTATATTTGCTAATTCTGTAAAAAAGCCCGCTACTAAATTCACGGGCAAGCATATGAAAGAAAATAGCGCTTTACGGCAAGCGCCAAGCCGTTTTAAGACTCAAAACCAAATTAAAATAGATGATTCTTCTTGCAAAAACTACAGCGCTATCTAGTGCTGTCATACAATTAGAGCGGATTTTTATTTCGTTTTTTATTGCGTTTTTTATTGTACTTTTTGCATTTGTAGCTTGAGCTACACCAAGCTCAGTTTTCACTGAAAAAATCAGTTCAGCAAAATAATCTATAATGTAATCCTCGTCATCTGATTGATGATTTTTTACAGCGTTATCTATTAATTTATTTGTTCGCTCGCTAGATTGTTTTACATTATTCATTAATTAGCTCCTAAAAAAGCCCTCAAAAGAGGGCGAATGGATATAGATGCTCGTCTTTCCGAGCTGTTAAAATTCGTTAGCTTAATAAAATGATTTTTTATTTTTTTCATTAAAATGAAATTCAGCTTTTTCATAACATATGAGCTTTAATGCTTTTTGAACTGAATCAGTGTCAACATCATCCCAACCAAACACTTTCATTATTTTTTCTTCAATTTCTAGATAATCATCATCGCTGAGCTTGTCATAAAGTTCGTTTGACTGAGCTTTGATTTCTGCTTCTTTATCGTCTTGCATTTCGATATTGTTTATCATGTTGCAATAAGCATTTTCGTAACTATTTTCTACAGCTCTATGTAACATCATCTATCTCCTTTCTTATTTCAAATTCAAGCGCACTTGTTTAAATGCGCTTTGATTTGAATGCTGGTACATACCCCAGCAGGTAATGCGCTCCCTTACTCCGTGCTATCTTTTCATCAGCTTAGAGGGAGCTAGGCATTTCGTTCTAAGATGAGCTTTGCTTTCACACTGTCTACTTGAATAACACTTTATAAGTTGTCCCGACTTTCCGAATTTTTAAAGAGCTTCAACTTTGGTAAGTTGATTTGTTTGTTTTGATGTGTATATACTACTGTAAGTAGTTTAAAAATGCAACTAAAAGTAGTGTTTATTTTTAATAAAACACTACTTAAAGTAGTATGTTTATGTTTTTTAATTGGTTTATTGTTATTCGTTTGCTTGTTTTTTAATCAATGAATTGTTTTAAAGTTGTGATGGGGAATTTAGGTGTGAAAAAACCCGCATAAGCGGGTTTTATAATTAATTATTTGAAGATGAATTAATATGTATTAAGGCTTCTTCTTCTTGCTTCTTCTACTTTTTGGGATGACTCTTTTGAATATTCAATAGCTTTCTTTGCTACTTCATAGCTATTTTTTGTATATTCCTCCCAATTATATTGAACACTACTCATTGCCATTCTCTGTAATTGGTTTAGATTCATCATTTTTATTTAACTCCACCTGTTCGTTTTTGATTCTATCAGTAAAATCGGTTACATCTGGTTCGCCACCGAAATTTATATTTGATTCTGATATTTCTATTATAGCTAAATTATCTAATTGTTTGATGTATGAATTATTGTCTGGAGATTCTACATTCCTAAATAATTTACGAGCCTCACATCTATCAATTACAAATGCGTGATCTGGGTATCCCATTGTGAGTTTACCCAAAAGATCATTGCTAATTAGATTTTTGCTTTTAGTTGCTAATCTTACACCATATTCTAAACAAATTTCAAGTGCTCTCTGGTGCTCTCCAACTTTCATTGGTTCAATTTGACTGGCGATTGGGGATATAACGCTATCAGTTAGTTTCTCTGCTATTTCAGCTGATAATCTTGTACTTATTCTTGTTGAATATCTTATATCTTTAACATAACTATTAAATGAATTTATAGCTCTCTCCTGTAAATGATTAATTGCTTTGAATATATCTAATCCAGAATTTCTTGCGCCAATTTCATCTTCTTTCTGGAGTTGTATATCAAGTGGACCTAATTCTCCGCGATTACCGATAAATAATCGATTAGCTGAAATAGTTACCAACGTTCCTGCACTTTTACAGTATGAGGGAATTAGAACGTTGACATGATCAGTATAATAGTGTTGCAATGCTCTTCCTATTCTATATCCTGAATGCGGATCTCCGCCAAATGTTACTAATACAAGTATAACAGCTTCTGCTAATTTCTTATTTTTTCTTCTTTCCTCAATTAGATGTGTTAATTTCTCATACCCATCTCTATATATACCGCCATAATAGAAATAAACATCATAATTATTATCGTTAACTTCTTCTGATTTTTTTTGTTGTTTTACCATCTCGTTTCCTTATAAGTTCATTTATATTTTATTCAAAAACCGCCGAAGCGGTTAGCCGTGTTTTCTTAATAGCATTGATTGACTTAGCATTACTTTGCCGTGTATGTATAGCTGATCAAACTCATCTTCATGTATTTCCCACGAGTCGTACAGTTTATTGTCGGATTTTACCCGAATAATATTTTTAATTACTTGTAATCGTTTGACATACAAATTACGTCCAAAAGTAAATACGTAAATGCCGTCGCCTTCAAACGATCTTCTTGATACATCGACGTATATTGCGTCACCACTCTCAAACGTTCCTTGCATACTATCCCCGCTAACGTTGATAACTTTTAAATTATTTGCATTAACTCCTTTAAATAATGTTTTTGCTTGCTCTGAATCATATTCTACTAATTTAATCACTTCCATCACATCCGAATTTAGATAACCAGCACCTGCACTAGCAGTAATATCTAATACTTCAATGTAGAATGAGTTTTCATTTTTATTTGTGATAGTTTCTTTTGCTTTACTATCTCCAGTACCAAAAAGTAACCAGCTTTTATCAACGTTCAAAAATTTAGAAATCTTATCTAAATTAGAGTTTCTCGGTATAGCAGTACCCTGCGCATATCTGCGAATCATTTCGTAGTTTATGCCTGTCCCTTTGCTTACGTCACCCATCCACAAGCCTTTTTCGATCATTACTGAATGCAGTCTGTCTTTGAATTTATTATTTATAGTCTCGTTCATGTTTCTTTCCTTTTACTACTTTTAGTAGATTTTAATGTTAAAAAAAATTTGCGCAACACTATTTAAAGTAGTATCATTTTAATAAAAATACTACTTAAAGTTGTTTGGAGGTTGAATGTTACCAATTCAAAGAGCATTTAAAATTTTAGGAAATGAAAAGGGGCGAGGTGGAATATCAAGGTTAGCTAAGCATTTTGGTATAACGTCTTGGGCTGTTTCTAGATGGCAGTATGTTGCTGTTCCTGCTGAGCGTTGTCCAGACATAGAGTTTTTAACAGATGGACAGGTAACGTGCGAAGAACTCCGTCCAGATGTCAACTGGTCAGTAATTAGAGGTCGGGCATGAGTACATTAAACAATGAAAATCTATTAAAGCCAAAATCACAACAAGAGCGTGTTATAGCTGTTTGTAGTGACGGTAAATACCGAACACTAGACGATATTCAACGCGAGATTAAGAAGCGTTTTAACCAGTTTGATACAACACCAGCGATTAGCGCAAGACTTCGGGAAACAGGGCGATTATTCAAATATGGCTATGTGAAAGATAAGTATCACAAAATCAATGAGAAGACTAAGAAAGCTTGTTATTACTACACGTTAAAGAGGGTTGCACAATGAGCATGTTATTAATGGTTGAAGCCATGAAATTAAAAGTTGGCAATCCGCTTAGAAAGCTGGTTTTAATTAAACTAGCCGATAATGCTAACGACAAAGGCGAATGTTTTCCATCGATTGCTTATATTGCTGAACAATGCGAAATTTCTGAGCGCTCCGTGCAAAATCACATTTCATGGTTAGCCTCTAATGGATATTTAAAAATTGAAAGCAGAAAATCCGAAAACGGACTCAATAAATCTAATATTTATTACCTAAATTTTAGTGGTGCAAATGCTGCACCCTATGGTGCAAATAATTCCGTTAGTGGTGCAAATGCTGCACCCAGTGGTGAATCTCCTGCACCACTCGATGGTGCAAATCCTGCACCCATAACCAGTCATATTATTGAACCAGTCAAAGAACCAGTCAATAACCTAATTATTAGCGGATTTGATTTTTCTGGTCTTGATGGTTTGTTGGAAAAAAATCTTATTGATGATTTTGTGAAATTTAGAAAATCAATAAAGAAACCGCTAACCCAAGGGGCTGTTAATTATCTGATCCGTGAATTAAACAAAGCCATTCGCAATGGATATAACGCTAATGAGCTTATTGAAATGACATTAAGCCGAGGTTGGCAAACGTTTGAATATAGATATTTGAATAATCAGCAACAAACACCTAATGGCGCGCCATCAAAATTCATGACCCTTGCCGAACGTAACAGAGCTGTTTTAGAGAGTATGAGGTCTTAACCATGGCAAAGATTACAGATGATTTTTTATCAGTTATTGGCGGATTGCTTGAGCTTTACGGGCAACAAGCAAGCACAACTAAAGTCAATATTTACTGGTCAATGCTTGGACAATATCCGATTAATTCATTAAAGGCTGCCGCTAATGCTTGGGTGCGTAAAAGCCAGTTTATGCCGAAGCCTGCGGATTTAATCAAGCTAATGGGCGGTGCAAGTAATCATTTATCACCAGATGAAGCATGGGCAATTGCAATACTGGCTAGTGATGAAACTAACACCGTTGTATGGACTAGCGAAATGGCGAAAGCGTGGGCGCAAGCCGAGATTGTCTACCGAAATGGCGACAAAATCGGGGCGAGACGAACGTTTATTGATGCATATGAGCGAATGGTTGATGAATCGATGATGTGCGGACGTGCCGTTGAAACGTTTGTTTCGCTAGGTAGCGATAAAGAAAAACGTACTGACGCTATAAATCATGCTGTTTTTACAGGGCTGTTAACGCAAGAGCGAGCTAATCATTATCTGCCGAAACCAGAGAGTACGTTTGCAATGCTGGAATGTAAAACTGGGCAGGGAGCATCAAGTAAAAGCATGATGCATATTGCTAGCATTAAGCAGATGTTAAAAACAGGTAGGGCTTGTGTTGCGGAGGGTTAATCACTGCTCACTAGGTCACTATCACATGCTAGACAAAATAGCGTATGACTATGTTGCAGAATTGGGCAAACGCGGTGCGAATAAATCAAAAATAAAATTTGAACTAGCAGAACGAGTTAAAAAATATTCAGAAGAAGACAAAATTAAATTACGGGAGTTGATACAAAAATGGCTTACAAAATAACAGCAGAAGTTAAAAAAGGTTGGCAAGAGTGGGGAACAATCGTATTGCATCGTGATTCAAAACTCACAGAAAAAGGTTTAATTAAAACGCTGGCTACAGTTAAAAACTCATTCGGCAATACTAAAGTTGATGTGTTGGTCCGTAATTTTGAGTGTGTGAGGGTTTAGGGATGTTTGAAGATTTTACTAGACGCTCTAAAGCGGTTATTAACGGTCTAGTTTCTTGGTTAATCGTTATTGCGTTAGCTGTCAACGTTTCAGTAGCTAGCATTAACATCATTAATTCATTTTTTTCAAACAATGAGTTGATACAAGCTGGAAAATTTCTTGACTCAATAAAAAACAGGGTTAACGAAAACGGGGTAATTTTTTATGAAACAGCTAATCATCGCATCATAGTTACAACAAAAGAATGATACGAAAATAATCATAGGTAATTAATAAATGAATAACAACGTAAAAAATCCAAAACATTATCAAATAATTAGCGGTATCGAATCAATCGATATCATCGCACGTAGCATGACAGTTGAGCAATTTCAAGGTTTTTGTCTCGGCAATATTTTGAAATATCGAATCAGAGCAGGGAAAAAAGATGCGTTAGAGCAAGATATCGCAAAAGCGAATGAGTACGAGAAGATTTTTGAAAATAAAAAACATCTGTGCGTTGACTGGGGAGTAGACGATGAGTGATGAAGTGATTGTAGCAATAGCTTCGTTTGTTTTTTGGGGATTCGTGATTTGGAGAGCAACTAAGTAATGGCAAATAAGAAAATATTTAAACTAGTTAGCGAAACAGTAAAAAACAATTTAATTAATTTTATTCGCTCATTACCAGTTGATAGTAAAAATCCATTAGTAGTTTGTATTCAAGAGATGACTAGAACTTTAGAGCAAAACGCCCGCATGTGGGCAACATTAACGGATATATCGAAACAAGTTAATTGGCACGGATTAACGCTAACTCCAGAAGAATGGAAGCACGTTTTTACAGCAACACTAAAAGGACAAAAAACGGTCCCCAATTTGGATGGGACAGGTTTTATTGTTTTGGGGCAATCAACAAGAAGAATGAGTAAAAAAGAATTGAGTGATTTATTGGAGTTAGCATATGCATTTGGAGCTGAGAAGGGCGTCAATTGGAGCGAGCAGTCTAAGTCAGATTTATTAATATTTGATTGGTACAAAGACCAATTATCAAAGGTGGCATGATGGGTTATTTAAAAGTTAATGGCAATAGGTATCAAAAGATATTTGCAGTTGGTGATTTACATGGTTGTTACGACTTACTTATGAGCAAGTTAAGTGACGCAGGATTTGATTTTAAACATGACTTACTGATAGCGGTTGGTGATTTAATTGATAGAGGTACGCAAAGCTTAGAATGTTTACGATTAATTAATCAGGATTGGTTTAAAACGGTTCGTGGAAATCACGAGCAAATGGCAATTAATGGAATTAATGGAGATGAACAATCATTATCTGCATGGCAATACAACGGTGGGGGTTGGTTTTTCACATTAAACGATTTAGATAAACAGGAAGCTGTTAACTTAATTAATAAGTGCAATGAATTGCCTTTAGTTATTGAGCTTTCAATCAATAACGAATTAATAGCGTTTGCACACGCAGATTATCCAGCAAATGAATATGTATTCAACAAGCCTATTGATTTAAATAAAGTGGTTTGGAGTCGAGAACGATTTGAAAAATATGACAATACAGGAATAAAAGGTGTTGAATTTTTTGTGTTTGGTCATACTCCGCAAAGAGAAGTGACGCCAGTTGCAAACAGGGTTTACATTGATACTGGGGCGTTTTTTTCTGGCAACTTAGTATTAACTAGGATAGACAATATTTAGGGTAGCATGATGAACAACGAACACAAAGAACAACTGAAACGATACGATGATAAAGAGCAAGAGTTAGAGCGAGCAATAGCAGTAGTTAGAGAACAACGCAGAGAATACATTAATCAGCATAATTTAAATAGAGTTAATGATGCCGAGAAAACACAAATTAATTAAAACAGATTTTAAATGCCCAGAATGCAATGGCGCTTGTTTATATAACGTTGATTGGGATTTGTATGTCTGTAATAGACCATTGGTTGGTGTTAACGGAGAAGTAAAAGGCTCTTGCGGTAAGTTTTACAAGAATAAAGCGAAGTTCAGACGATGAAGAGAGAAATAAAACAGAAAAAATGTAAAAACTGCGGTAAAAAGTTCGCATTATTTAACTCACTCGCCAAGGTTTGTTCAATTGATTGTGCTATTCAATATGCAAAAGATAACAGCGTTCAAGAGCAAACCAGAATTAAATTAACACGAATAACAAAAGAGAAAATTAAAACTCGGTCAGAGCATTTAAGAAAAGCGCAAACAGCATTTAATGCATTTATTCGAGAGCGAGACAAAAACGAGCCGTGTATCAGTTGTGGGCGCTATCACACGGGTCAATATCACGCAGGACATTATCGTAGTGTTGGAGCATGTCCTGAATTGCGATTTTGCGAGCTAAATGTACACAAGCAATGTTCAGCATGTAATAACCACAAATCAGGGAACATCATTGAATACAGAATTAATCTGGTGAAAAAAATTGGCATTGAAAAAGTTGAATGGTTAGAGGGGTATCACGAACCAAAAAAATACACGATAGAGCAAATAAAACAGATTAAAGCTGAGTATAAGCAAAAATTAAAAGAGTTAAAAAAGGGTAGATAACAAATGCTAGCAGAATATATGTACGTTGATGATGAGCCAGATGTTAAGCAATTTGAAAATTATCTCAATAGTAAAAATTTATTTATTGAGAGAGCTAATGAGAACAATTTACTAGCCAAAGCTATTGATTTGTTAAAAATGTGGGGTGCATGCAATGCATATTCTAGCAGATGTGGCTATAAAAATGTTAGCGCTATGTTTTCAGAATTATACCCTAAACATAACCTTGTTTATATAGAAAACGAGCTAGAATTTATTGATGAATGCATGAGAAATGCTAAAAATTCTAAAGATTTAGCGTTAAGAGAACAATGGGAATTAGCAGATTTGTATTACCGTGGCATTGATGTTGTTATTGATGGCTCAGATGGGAGCGAGAGATTAACATTAAGAGAAATAGCAAAAATGAGAGATATATCAAAAGATACAGTTGATAGACGGCTAAAATCGTTTGAAAGTTATATTGTCGCTAATTTATCAAAAAGAAATGATATTTTTTATTAATTTAGTTGACGTGAGACAGAAAGTATACTACATTAGTCATGATGGGACTTTTATATATAAAGCTCGTAAATGCGGGCTTTTTTATTATCTGTTAGAAGTTAAATATGTTTAGAGATGGAATTATTTAATTATAGCAAAAAAATCTTGATTTCTTAAGAGCACAGTGGTATAAAGTACCCAGACTGGAATTTTTGTATCCAAACTGTTTTTAAATAGAAGCCCAATTTTAATAAGTTGGGCTTTTTTATTCTAATTTTGTAATTTTTATATTAAACTGCGCGCTTTCTAAGCGCAGGTAATATTAAATTATGAAAAAAATAGCTTTAATTTTAGTTTTATTTTTATTATTCCCGTCAATTTCAAATGCGAAAAATTGTAGAAAAGGCATACCGTGTGGCAATTCGTGCATATCAGCATCTAAAACTTGTCGAATAGGAACGTATTCAGTAGCACCGACGCCTAAGCCGAAAAAGTCAAAATCAGTGCCAACATCCGATCAAATTGCAATTAGTAAGCAAAATTTTGACAATGCGAAAACTCAGCTGACTAAATTATATAAATCAAATTCAACACAAACCGAATTTTACTGCGGATGTGATATTTCATGGACAGGTAAAAAAGGTGTTGTAGATTTTGGTAAATGCGGATATGAGCCAAGAAAAAATCAGGCTAGAGCTGAACGCATTGAATGGGAACATGTTATGCCAGCCGAAAATTTCGGACGTCATCTACAATGTTGGCGAGATGGTGGGCGTAAAGCGTGTAAAAAAGATGTTACCTTCAATCAAATAGAAGGGGATATGCATAACTTGCAACCAGCGATTGGTGAAGTAAATGGTGACCGATCCAATTATCGATACTCGCAATTTACTAACACGTTTGAACAGTATGGTCAATGTAAAACTGCTGTAGATTTTAAAGAAAGAAAATTCCAACCGCGCGACGAAATTCGAGGCGTAATAGCACGCACATATCTTTATATGTCTGATAAATACAAAATTAATTTATCTAATCAAGAAGAAAAGCTGATGGCAGCGTGGGATAAAATGTATCAGCCGCAAAAATGGGAATGCGAACGCAACAAACTAATAGAAAAAATTCAGGGTAATGATAATAAGTTCATTACAGAGCAGTGTAATAAAGAAAGCCTCTAATTGAGGCTTTTTTTGTTAGAGGAACAATGAAAATTTAAGCGATTTTTAGTTCAAGATGTTTACCAAGAGCAGACAGGGCTTTACTTATAGTATCAATTTTTGTCACATGATCTAGATTGACAATACGCTGTACCTCTTGAGGTTTTACATGAATGCGCTTTGCTAACTCAACGTTAGAAATATTTTGATCAATCATCTCATTTAGCAACAATACTTTTGCATAAAGACTTGCTGGTAAATCAATTAAATATTCTCCCTTTTTTGCTTTGCTTGGTAACGGTACTTTACGATGATCTTCAAAATAAAAATCCATACTTGTAATTAACGCATCTTGTGCCATATTTAAAGCATCTTCTAAGTCATCACCGCAGGTGATAGCTTCGGGAATATCTCGAAATGTAACAGTATAACCGCCATCATCTTTAGTTAATTTTGCTGGATAAAACATAATAACCTCTGTTTAAGTAAGCCCCCTTGCGAGGGCTTTTATTATTTTAGATTTAGTTGCTTTTTGATTGCTCTCATTGTGCCGTTTTTTAACTCTCGACTATGATGTCTTGGCATTGTTGATTGCTTTCCGTTGTAATAAAGTTTTATGTGATTACTTCCTTGCTTTACCTCAACACCTTGAGCAACTAACCATCTTAAAAACTCACTTTGTTTCATTATTCCTCCGTGTTGTTTTAAGATGTAATTATAATAAACAAAAATGTTTATAACGTCAACAGGAAAGTAAACAAAAATGTTGATTTTTTTGAGGCGCTTTATGACTGCAAAAGAGCAGGATAAATATTTAATCGATATTCTGGATGCTCTAAACAGCTCTAAAAAATCGGGTTCGCTAGAAGTTCCACTTTTCGCATTAGAAAGCGATGAGTCTATGCTAGTTTGGATTATGTCGCTTTAATAATTATTTGAGCTTAGTTTAATTGGGAAAACTATGGTCTTCAAATCATAATAGAGGTTCGAATCTTCTAGCTCATGCCAAAACAGTCCCCCTCATAACCTCTACACAATCTGGATAAATCTGGTTTGTGATACGTTTGGGGGCATCTACAGAATCGACAGCAAAGCTAGACACGCACACCACTCAATATAGCTAGTACGCTGTCACCTTATTAACTCATATGAAGAATAATAACATGTATAAATCATCAATCATGGAATGGTTGCAATCGAATGCGCCATTAATTTACGGTGTCATTCTATCCATCATTATAGCCTACGGTCGTTTAACATATGACGGGGTAGGCGGACGCCGTAAATGGGTTGAAGCGTTATTGTGTGGTGCGTTGTCATTAGCTGCTAGCAGTGGGCTAGACTATTTTGGCTTACCAGTTAGTATGAATCCGTTTATTGGTGGCGCAATTGGATTTTTAGGTGTTGATAAATTACGTCAAGTATCAAATTCAATGTTAAGAAAAAGGGTTGACAACAACGATGACTAAGCTAACTGAACATTTTACGCTAGAAGAGTTTACTCGCTCGACAACAGCTAGTAGATTAAAAATTGATAACTCTGTGCCTGCTGATTTAATGCCCAACGTGCAATTAACAGCTATTAAGCTGGAGTTGGTAAGAAAAGCTTTAGGTAAGCCAATTATTATCACGTCTGGATATCGCTGTCCTGCGCTAAATGCTAAAGTTGGCGGTGTAGCAACAAGCGCTCACACAAAGGGATTAGCGGTAGACTTTAAATCGTCATTCGGTACGCCTAAAGAGATTTGTCAACAGTTGGTTGATGCTGGGGTGCAGTTCGATAAATTAATTCAAGAGCATAATCAATGGGTGCACATTGGTTTTAGTCCGACACATAATCGCCAAATAGTGTTAACAGCAGCCAAGCAGGGCGGTAAAACGGTTTATTTGAGTGGTTTAAAATGAATAAAACATACACGGCAATAGCGATTATTTTTACATTTATGATTTATGTTATTGTTAATTTGTGTAAAGACAAAGAAGCAATTCAAAAAACAAACGATGAACTGCTCGGAAAAATCGAACAGTTAAATCAGAACATCGCTAAAAACAATCAAATCATAGCAGATAATGAGCAAAGCAAACGCGAGCTAGAAAA